AAAAACCTTGATTCTTTCGAGGCTTGCGCCAAGTGGGTTATTGATAACCATCAGATTTGCAAGAAGTTATCCGGCATGGGGCTAATGGCCGTGATGAAAGAGGATTTAAGCAGAAAAAAAGATTGACTAGGTTTTGACACCACGCCTAGCGTGGGGCATGGCAATCAATTCAAGACGCAAGGGCGCGGCGGGCGAGCGGGAACTGGCAAATTATTTAAGGGAACAGGGCTGGCAAAAGGCCAGACGAACCCAGCAATACGCTGGCAATCCAGAAGGTGGATCTGGCGATGTGGTGTGCGACAATTTCCCTTTTCATATTGAGGGAAAGCGTTGCCAGCAGATTAAGCCAGAGGAGTGGATGCGGCAGGCGGTCAAGGATTGCCCGGATAACAAAATCCCATCCGTATTCTTTCGGCGTAATGGCGAGAAGAAATGGCTTGTGCTTTTACAGGCTGATGATCTTTGCGAGATTGCCCGTCACATTGCCCCGCCAAACTTAAAGATTGAAATTATTCCGCCACAGCACAATGTGGTGGCGCAAGGATTTTATGCAGCTTCAACCTCAACATCAATACAACCAACAATAACAAAAGGAGACATGACATGAGCCTAACATTAAGCGAAGCAAGCAAGAACACGGAACGCCAACTTCCCGAAGCCGGAGCCACCATCGGGGTGTGTTTCAGCATCGTGGATCTTGGCACGCAGAAAACCAATTGGGACGGAGACGAGAAGTGGACTCCCAAAGTCCGCTTGGCGTTTGAGTTGCCTGACCAAGTGATCGAAGGCGAAGTGACTGAGAATGGCAAGACCACCAAGGTGACTAAGCCGATGGTCGTAAGCATGGAGTTGACCCGCAGCCTTGGCGAGCGTGCAACGCTCCGCAAGCATCTTGAAACCTGGCGTGGCCAGAGCTTCACCAGCAAGGAACTGGCGGCATTCAACATGAAGAACCTGCTAGGCAAGGCAGCGATGCTTACCTTGGTACGCAAGACCAGCCAAGCTGGCCGGGAATACTGCGCCATCCAAGGATTGGCCAAGCTGCCCAAGTCGGTCAAAGCTCCTGCCACCACCGAGAACACCCAGGTGTTTTACGAGATCGAGGAAGGCAAGGGTGGTGCGTTTGCCGAGATGCCGGAATGGTTGCAGGGCAAGATCCTTGAGAGTAAGGAATTGTCCGGTGCGGCCAGCGCACCGCAGGTCAAGGCTATTGACCGAACTGATGTAGACGGCAACGCGATGCCATTCTAATGGCTCTTACATTAACACAGAAAGAGCCTAGCCAAACCCGTCTGGTCGCTACTGACCAGGCGGGTCATTGGTATACCGAGAAGGGCGAGTCAGCGCACGTTGTCATTGGAAAGAATGGCAACGAGCGTAACACCACGGTTGCTGATGCCCGGAAGATGGGGTTACTCCCATCCGTCACCAGCGTGCTTGGTATCATGGATAAGCCGCAACTCACGGCATGGAAGATCGAGCAGGCCATCATGTCCTCGCTCACGCTTCCCAAGGAGGATGGTGAATCTTTGGAGGATTACGCCAAGCGTGTTGTCAAGGATTCAAAGGAATCCACATCCAAGGCAGCCGAGCACGGGACCAGAATGCATGAGCAGATGGAGCATATTCTCCTAAAGCGAGCGCATTCCAAGGATGCCGATCTCCAGCCATACATCAAAACATTCAAGGAGTGGGCGGAAGACAACGTAGAGGAAACCTACTGGTGCGAGAAGGCATTGGTAGGCGCAGGCTACGCTGGCCGGTGCGATGCTTACGTCCGCTTGAAGGGAATTGGGGACGCTATCATCGACCTGAAGAATAGGAAGGTGAATCCCAAGTATGACCCATTCTACGATTCTGATTGCGCCCAGCTATGGGCCTATAGAATCGCCTCCGACAACCCGAAATGCGCTTGCGTTTCGGTGGTTTTGGCGGCCAACGACCCAGAAACCCTAGTCATTCACCGCTGGTCTGATGAGGAGTTATACGAGGCCGGTATAGCATTCCAAGCCATGTTAAAGGTATGGTCATGGGCAAAGAAATATACCCCTCCAGGGATGAAGCTGTAATGGAAAACCCGCCCACAATCGAAGAGATGGGTAATGCCGCATCGGAAATTGTGTGGCGGGTTATGGGCAATGGATCTTCAAAATCAGCCTACGGTGAATGGTTTTGGAAGGATAAACCAATTTACGATTACCATATCACGCGGTGCATTAAACACGCAGTCACGGCTCAACAGCAGATCCACCTAAACCACCCTTGCCCGGACGAGGCCGGAGAAACTTCTCTTGACCATCTTGAACGCGCTGTGGTAAGAGCTTTGTTTGCATGGATGCAATTAAAGAAAGGACTACCCAAAATATGAGATGGATTAAGAAAGAATTAAGCCAAGATGGGAAACCGGAATGGTGTGTTTATATTGATGAAGACGGCATGGGCAATCAGGAGGACTGGATTGGATACGAAAGTTTTAACACCAGAGAAGAGGCAATCGCGTCCTGCAAGAACATTACTTGGGAGGATTACGATCCTAAGGACAAATGAAAATCACCCGCGCTGAAAAGATTGAAGGAGGCTGGGCATTGTACGGCATCAACGAAAAAGAAAAGAAGGAGATGCAGATTGGTTTTTGTGGCGAGAACCTTCCACTGGAAGCATGGGTAAAAATCGAGAAATGAAGCTTGCGCTGGCATGGATCTGCTATTGGATCGGTGATTTTATCAGCATCACGATCATGAGATACGGATACGGTTATTCACTTTACAATAAGTTAATGCTTCTCAGCAGCGATCTGGACGATAAAGGAGTTATCTGGAAATGAAAAAAGCATTGGTCACCCAAGCATTCGGAGAGAAATGGCACAAGGTTATGGAGCTAACCAAGCCACGCATGGAGTCATACTGCAAGCGACACAAGATTGATTTGATTTCGTTTGAAAAGCCATTGGTAGAGCCGGTGCAATACAGCAAGCTGGCTATTGGGAACATCATTGCGACCAAGGGTTATGAGCAAGTTACGTTCTTGGATTGTGATGTGCTTGTTACAGAAGATTGCGATGAAATTGGTGATTTACTGGAGCCGGATTGCTCGTTTATGGCGTTTGACGAAGGCCAATACCTTGACAGAAGGATTGGGCTGAAGGGATTGGCTGATGCATTTGGCTTTATCAAGGGATGGGAACCTACTTTTTATTTCAACACCGGAGTGTTTGTAATCACGCCAAAGGCGGTTGGCGCATTAAGCCAACCTCCAATCGGTTTGTTTCCAAACCACTTTGCCGAGCAAACCTGGATGAATCTTCAACTGCATCTGTGGTCAACGGCAACCTATAATCTTGACCCGGCATATAACTGCATGACCAGCGTGGAACAGCATTTTGGTCTGGATCGCTATAAGGACGCGCAGATTATTCATTACGCCGGACAGAGTGCCGATTTGAACAAGTTAATTCAAACAATCAAATCGGATGATGCAAAATTGAAGGTGATGGGAAGATGACTCCTGTTAGGGTACAACGCGAAAACGGAAAGTGGCGTGTGACCACCATGGCCGGTAACCCGATTGGGCCGCGTTTATGGGGTGCTGTGCCTCCAAACGGTCTTCCCTCAATTGATGATTTGTTTGATGATAAGGCAAAAGCCCAAGATGCCGCAGATTTATGGAATGCCTACGCGATGTGGTGCAAGGAGCGTGGCGGAAAGCGTACACGCCGATGATTTCAGCACAATTCACAAGAGGAGATCAGGATGACAGAATCAAACAACTTGCCGGAGAAGTCGCAATCAGAGCCATGCAGGACATCCGCCTTTTACAGCGCAGAGGTGTGCTGGATGGACTCCGGCTCACCAAAAACCGCATTGGTAAACTTTCGGATTGCAACTGCTACAGGGACATTAAGGAAGTCAGGTCACTTGTCCGCGACATCAAGAATGGGACTGTATTATTCTGGTGCAAGGTTGCCGGAGTCAGAATTGACCAGGCAACACTCAACAGGGTGATTAAGCGGGGCTAAAAAATGTTAATTGAATATGCCAAGTTTGGCCTTGACTGCATTATCCAGATTGGAATCATGGTCGTCTTATGCGGAATAACAGTATCCATGATCGGGTTCCTGGGAGGCTTCATATTCTGGCTGTTCGACCAGGCCAGAAAGGAGAAATCCAGATGGGAGGATTAGGCCAGATCAAGATCCTTGCTGAACGCAAGGTTAAGATGGTTGAGATTGACATAGAGGTTGACGAGGATACCAAAGCCAAGATTTGCCACGCAGCACTATGCGAGATTACCAGCGATGCGGATGCCTTGTTTAGTTATGGATTTACCCAAGCTTTGAAACGGTTGGTACAAACAAAAGGAAAGAAATGCACCAAGAAAAGTTCAAACAAAAAGTCCTCACGGCGGTAACTGTACCGAAAGTTTTAACCTCCTCGCAGTGCGAGTTGGTGATCCATGATGCCAGCCAGATCGGGATGAAACGCGCCTCAGTCCTAAAGAAGGATGGGCGCAATGTCAGTTCGATTGCCCGCACCTGTGCTTCCTGTTGGGTTCCGAAGTCGGATGGATTTAAGTGGTTGTACAATTATGTTGCCGCAGTCACGGACGAGGTAAATGCGGAGCATTACAGGTTTGATATAACCGACATGCAACAACTCCAAGTTTTGCGCTATCGCCCAGGCCAATGGTTCCACTGGCACTTTGACGCAATTGAGACAGAGGGCGATATCCGCAAGATGACGATGGTAATTAACCTGTCAGATCCAAAGGACTATGTGCTTGGCGGTCTTCGGGTGGACGGCAACTGGCATAACGTGGAGCAATCCAGAAATCAGGGTTCTGCCAGTTTCTTTCCGGCTTGGATCAAGCATACGGCTCGCGCACCAATCTGGGGTACACGCTGGGTGCTGGTGGCTTGGATCACGGGACCAGCATGGAGATGATGCAACTTAACCCGGAGATATGGATGATGACCCCGAAGGGCGAGGGTCTTGCCATACTCGCCACGGATTACGGGATGGATCACAACAAGATTTTTACGGTCATGCTTAACAGCGGTGAGATTCTTGACTTCGACATCCGCGATTGCCGGCGTTGTGAAAATCCTTCGTTTTGTATTGACGCACCCAAACAACCAAGGCCACACTATGCGGCATGAAAAAGAACCGGACACAAGCAAAGACGTATTTATTGATTGTAACCATGTTAAAGGCGGGAACTGGATCGTGTGCATGGATGCAACGCCAGAAACTTCGGCAGTGTATTATTGGAAGAACGGCTACACCTACTGCTCGTTCTTGTCGCAAGTAAAATGTTCTGCCCAATCGAAATCACGCGCAAAGACATCAAAGCACTTGAGGAGATTCTCAAAAAAGAAGATGTCGAGCCAGGGAGGTTGATGAGTGACGATATGGGACATCTTTCATTCATAATAAACCAAATGCTGTACGACAAGTTTCACGGACACGGATACAAGCTGGATCTTGTAACCGGACGGTTCGTAAAAACAAAAGGAGAATAAACAATGCCATTAGGTAAAGACATTGGTAAAAACATCCGCGAACTGCGGGCTGACAACAAAAAGAAAGGTTCCGCACGCGGAGCCGGTGGTACGCCTCGCAGTGAAAAGCAGATCCTTGCCATTGCACTCCGCTCTGCTGGGGTAAAACCCAAGTCTGGTGGGCGCAAATTCCGGATGAAGGGCTGATGATCGTTTCGGAGACGCGACGCTTGGCGTGGCAACGTGACATCCTTGGCGAGGCCAGAAGGCTTCTGGTCAAGTTAAGGGGTGACGTTGGCCACGGCCAGGCAATTGACATTAACGCAATTATCGGGCAGATCGACTCTGCAATGGTGATTGCATGGGAACTAATTGACAAAGGAGAAAAGAGAAATGAACACACTGGAACAAATTAATCCGATACACATTCTTACCGCGAGGGTCAACAACCTCGAGGTTGCGGTAAAGAAAATGGAGGAAGCCAAAGAAGATCTGAACAACAAAATGATGCAGATTCTTGAAATCCGGCAATCTCCAAAAACAAAGGAGCTTATTGTAAGCAATGTCGAGAATGACATGGGCAATTCAGCCGAAAAGGTTGACCGTAGATACAGGGTTTGGCAGGTGCTTTACGAGAACGGCTTTAGCGCATCGTCTATTGCCCGAGCTTGGGGAATGGATCACAAGTCCGTCTTCCACGCAAAGAAGAACGGATGGAGATCGGGGTACTCGGTAAAATGAATGAAAAAACCCACCTCGACTTATTCAGCGGGATCGGTGGATTTGCCTTGGCTGCAAGATGGAACGGATACAGAACTGTTGGGTTCTGCGACTGCGAACCTTACGCCCAAGCCGTCCTCAAAAAACATTGGCCGGAAGTCCCGATCCACAAAGACATCCGCGAGATACGAGGCGACGTATACGCAGGAGTCACTCTTCTCACAGGCGGATTCCCATGCCAACCATTCTCCGTTGCCGGGGAGCGAAGAGGCAAGGATGATAACCGCTATCTCTGGCCGGAAATGCTCCGAGTCATACGCGAGGCCAGGCCGCGTTGGATCATTGGTGAGAATGTTGCTGGGATCGTCAACATGGCACTCGACCAAGTGCATACTGACTTGGAAGGTGAAGGTTACGAAGTCGAAACGCTCATTATTCCAGCTTGCGCCGTCGATGCCCCGCACAGAAGGGACAGATGCTGGATTGTGGCTAACTCCAAATGCAATGGACAGTCTTCCGGCTCGGGACGAGGAGGCGTTGAGGAAGCAGTACGAATCAAACAGATCGGGGAGAACGACCCATTCAACGCTTCGGGAACAGGTTGCGTATCCTCCACCAAACATGATGTGGCGAACTCCACATGCAAACAACTGGAAGAACGGATCAACATTGGAGGAAAGGAAGGGGCATACGCTCAACTTGCAGGATCAAGCCAGAGCATACCCAAGTCCGGAAATGTGGCCGACCCCATCAGCATGCCCGAGGGGTGCGCATACAGGAAAGATCAGCGGGAGTGTGAGCCAAGACGGAAAGAGCAGGGTATCTGCCAACGGAACCAAGTGGGGAGCAACCCTCCAGACGGCAGTGAAGATGTGGCCGACTCCGACCCAGAGGGATGGGAAGGGTGGCTACAAGGGCGGCCGGATAAGGAATGGGAAGATATCCAAAGACACCTTGGACGTTGCGGTTCAACATACGGACAATCAGGGGAAGCAATCTGGCTCCCTGAACCCAACATGGGTCGAGTGGCTCATGGGGTACCCAACCGGACACACCGCCTTAAAGGATTGGGCAACGCCATCGTCCCGCAAGTCGCGTCGGAAATCATCAAATGCATAAATTTGCTGGAAAAGTCCATCCAATAACCAAAGTCATTCCGGATGATGACACAACCATCATCATGAATGGATTTGACGATGCCCTGCGTGGGGCGTCATTCATAGCAGACAAATACCATGCCGTTTACTCGGTGGAATGGGTAATCAAGTCGCTTATGAAAAGAAACCGATGGAACAGGCAGGATGCAATTGATTTTGCGTACTACAACGTGATTTCAAATAATTATTCTGGCCAAATGCCGATCTTTGTAGATATGATGCCGAACATAAGGAGAACCAAATGAAAATCTGGACAAACAACACAAATCAAATCCACAAGGTTGATGACAATATGCTTCACGTCCGTAACACCTACGTGCTTCCGGATGAGTTGACCGGACCGACCTGGGACGATTCTATCCCTTGCCCGCACAAGATCAAGCCATATTACAAGGGTCGTGCCATCGGAGGAGCCACGGCGGTCTACCGCGCCGGAGCAATCGGTGATGCGATCATAGCAACCGCCTTCGTGCATTACTTGGTTCAAGAGTCTGGTGGCGTTGTGGACGTTTACGCGCCAGCAAGGAACCTTCCGCTTTATGCCGGTCTTGGGGCAAAGCTATGGCCACTGCCATGTTCATTGGAGGCTTGGGACAGCTACGATGCACACCTACCCACAGATGATTTGTTCAGCGGTCAGGTTGGCAACACAAAGCTAGGCACTGGTCCGGGCAATTGCTACCAGCGCATCTACGAGTGGATGGGAGTTTGGGACGAGAAGACGATGGCTAAGTATTGCCGCCCCTATCTTCACCTGATCGAACCAGACCACAACGAGCTAAAGGAATTGGGCAAGTGGCCACTTCCTTTGCCTTATTTCGCCTATCATGTCAGCAGTTCGGGCCCGACCCGCACCTACCCGCCAAAGATGGGACAGGACGCGGTGCTGGCTCTGCTTGAGGCGCATCCGCATCACCATGCCGTGATTATTGGGCTGGATCACAGCAACAACTTCAAGGTGGATCATCCCAGGGTGATTGACCTGTTCAACACGACCAAACAGATTCGCTCGCTGTTTCCTGTTGTATCCAATGCAGACTTCGTGGTGGCTCCGGATAGTTCGGTCAACCACATTGCGGCTGGGTTGGACACGGCTTGCGTGTCGCTGTGGGGGAGTTACCACCCGGACGACCGCATGACCTACTACCCCAAGAACGTGTCGGTGTTCAAGCCGGACACCTGCCCACACGCACCGTGCCGTCCGCATGCGGGTCTACCGCAGGCGAAGTGTAAGGATGCGAGCAATAAGACCAAGGGTACGCAATACTTCTGCAATGCCCTCCGCAACATAACAGCGGAGGATATTGTGGCTGCCTCGCACAAGGCGAGGGAGTTGGAGGATAAGCTACATGAGGAGAAGAAATGAGCGATAAACCAGTAACAAGGCATAAGTTTAGATACGGCGAGGAAACCTACACCATCTGCATCACGGTGGATGATTGGTGGCTTGACGAGCCGGTGGATATGTCCGAGTTAATGATGAGATGTGGAGAGGAGTTCGCGCTAGATCACGGGATGCTTCCGCCAGAAGGTTTATGCGTTGAGTGTCGCAAAGGAAAATATGTTGATGTGGTCGAGGACTACCACATAGGTGGGACAACCATTAAAAACCTAGACCTGCACAGATGTTATAGGTGCGGACACACCACCTTGCCTTGGCAATCGGTTGAGAAGGTTGATAAAATATTGGAGATTGCAAAAACAAAATAACCCAATCCAGCGCATGGTACGCAGGGAGATCCTGCGGCGGGAGTCCTCCATAGTGTGTTCGCCTCTTGAAACAAAGCTGGGTTTTAATTAACATGAACCAATGCCCCGAATGGTACGCAAGGAGATCTTGCGGCTGGTCGGCACTACCCGCCATCTGAAACAAAGGGGCATTATACTTACTATTAGTTTTACTAATACCAGAATGGCATCGTCTTGCGGTCTTGTTTGTTGATGCCATTGTCCAAATAAATAAATGAACTTTCAAAACAAGAACTGCGGTCTTGTGCCATGATGTACGACAAGCATGGCAATCGCCCAACACCTGGGGCCAAGAGCATTGACTATGACGATTCACCGCTAATCGCCAAGTGCGGCAACATTAAGATTCACCATTGGGCCAGAGAAGTGGCCGATCCGGACACTTGGCATGAGCCGGAAACCGATTGGCATCGTAGATGGAAGTCAATATTTAAGCCTGAAAACACCGAACAAACAATTACAGTAGACGGAATAAAGCACCGTATGGATGCACAGGCATTTTTTAACGAAACAAGATATGCAGTTGAGTTTCAGCATAGCCATATAAGTCCGGATGAAATAAGGCAGCGGGAGGATGGGTACAAGAATATGATCTGGGTTTTTGATTGTATAGGGAAGGTTGATTGGAATGAAAGCAACAATGGATTCGTAAGGCTGGAGTGGAAAAGGCCAAGGCAATCAATTTTTTGGTGCAATTCTCCGGTATTGCTTGATCTTGGGAGTCGAATTATACAGATTGTTTCGATGCCTGAGTATAAAAATGATTATTGGTATGGATATGAATGCTATCTGGATGAAATGGAGGGGACTCTTACAACTGGTTATTTTATTGAAAGCAGAACAACGGCACTAAAACATCTAATCGAGGAGGGCGCGGCATGACACAGGAAAGAGTAATGAAGCTAATGGAGTTTTTGGGGCAGGACTGCGTCCTGCTTCCAATACCAAACGGAGAGAAAAGGCCAATGGATGCAGGATGGCAGAAGACCACGGCTTTAGCCGCAAGGAAGCCAGAGTACATCCGCAGGCTTGAGGCTGGAAACATTGGCGTGTTGCTTGGGAAGGCTGGTGGCGGTCTTTGCTCCATTGACATTGATAGCGATGAATCTGCGGAACAGTTTCTAAAATTAAACCCGAAGCTTGAGAAGACCCTGCAAACTAGGGGGGCAAGAGGTAGGAATTTCTGGGTTCGCATTGATGGGGATTTTCCATCGCTGGCGAAGATGGCTGATTGGGGCGAGTGGAGGTCGGATGGTGGCCAGACGGTTATTTATGGCAAGCATCCAAGCGGAGGCAATTACACATGGGTCGTTCCGGAAAAACCAATCACAATCAAATTTGATGAGATCGTATGGCCGGAGCATCTTGAATTGCCGTGGAAGATCAAGATTAACAGCGCATACGATGATCTGGTGGACGAGTTTGGCAAGCCGTGGAAGGAGATTAAAGACAAGAAGCAGAGGGAATTTATCGTATCTCTTAACCAGCCATTCTGGGCAGGTAAATACCAGCATGACCACAGGGTCCTTTACGAGCCGAAGGAATGTGATTTTTACGAGTACGAAAACGAGCGCGGGATCTGGCGGGTCAAGTCCGAGGATGCCATCAAACAGGAGATCAGCCGCGACATATTGAGATTTAGCAGGGAGCAGGATAGGCCGGAGATTGAGCACATGAGGAGCGACAACTCCCTTTCTGGAATTGTGCGCCAGCTTCGTGGCATCGTGGAACATGAGGATGCGTTCACGCTGCACAGGATACCAGGTGTGCATTGTTCCAATCGTTTCATCAAGTTCGAGTCGGGGCAGATTGAGGAGCATGAGTTCAGCCCAGACTTCTTTTCCCGCAACCAATGTCCGGTGGAGTTCAAGGGATTGGATTTGGTTCCGGAAAGATTCTTGGCTGAACTAGCTATCCCGGCCTTACCCGATCCTGATGATCTGCTGATATTCCAAAAGTATTTTGGCATGTGTTTGTTTGGAACAAACATCATTCAGCGGTTTGTGGTGCTTTATGGGCAAGCCGGGGGCGGTAAGTCAACGTTGCATAACGTGGTCCACCTGCTGACAGGAAAGGAAAACATGGCTCAGTTAAGGACGCAGCACCTCGACAAGCAGTTTGAGTTGTACAGATATCGCGCCAAGACATTGTTATCCGGAGTGGACGTTCCAGGCAACTTCCTGCAAATGGGCGGAGCAAAGGTAATCAAGGGATTGACCGGGGGTGATGTGCTTGATGCGGAGGGAAAGGGTATCAATGATGGATACCACATCATAGGCAATTACAACATCATTATCACGGCCAACGAGAAGCTTCGGGTTAGTCTTGAGGGTGATGTTGAGGCGTGGAGGCGCAGGCTTCTGCTGCTTGAGTTTAATCAACCACCACCAGCCAAGAAGATTGACCGGTTTGCTGAAAAGTTGGTTGAGGAAGAGGGTCCGGCAATCCTTGCTTGGGGATTGCGTGGATTCCTGCTGTTGCAAAAGGATGTTGAGGACACCGGTGATATCCGGCTTGCGGATAGCCAGGTGACTAGGATTCATAACCTACTGGCAGAGTCGGAATCTGTTGACCATTTCATCAAGGAGAGGGTTGAAAAGGTTAAGGGAAGCGTAGTCTCAATGGAGGAATTTGTGCAGTTATATGGGCTTTATTGCGCCGAGATGGGGTGGAGGCCGCTGGCTGGGTCAAGGTTAAGCCACCTTATAAGGGATAAGATGCTTGAGCTAAGGCAGAGCAATATAAGCAATAGCGTACAGAAGTCCAAGAAAGGATTTAGAAACATAAGAGTTCAAGGCCAAGAGGAGGAGGGTTATGCCGATGCTGATTACTAATAAACTTCAAGGCAGGGTTGGCGGCGCATGGGTTATGGGCATGCCAACAAGAAGGACCGCCAAGGGTGATGAGTATAGATGCCCAGCCTGCGCCCAGAATGGCGGTGACCATGGGGGGCAGCACCTTATAGTGTTCAAGGATAGGCCAAGTTTTGCCTGCGTTGCCTATCCTGGTGATCGAAACCATAGGAGCATTATATGGAACAAGGTTGGTGACAAGACCAAGGGAAGGCCAGACCCGATTATACCTGCCAAGGTTGAGCAGAAGAATACATTTATTGGCAGGCACGTCTTGAAGTTGCAAGCCAACGCAGAGGACGTGCTTTGGGCTGATGTTGCATTAAGACTGGAAAGACAAAGGATGATTGAGGAGTCCAATCGGATTGCTTATGCAGAAATGCATAAAAAGACTCAACCACAACATATAGACACTATTTCTAATAAAGTACAGGTTGGGACGTTTGGGACGGTTATTTTGAGTTCATCCAATATGCCCCCTACCCCTAATAATAAGATTACTACCGTATATAATGGTGGGGGGTATGCTCCACCGACATGCGAAAAGGCATCCCAAACGTCCCAAGTTAAGTTATGCTATCGCAAAAGGGATACTGGATCTATAGCTCCACATGAGTTCGATTCAGCCGATCTTGAGGCTGTTTTTGATACTAGGGCAAGCGATTGGAGGCAGCAGTACAAGATGCTATGGCAAGAAAAGTATAGCATGGCATAGGGTAAGGATTGGTCACCGGGGCTTGCCGGTGGG